GCGCAACCGCCCGTCACCGGCCCGCCCGTCGCCCGCCCCGGCGCGCCGAGCAGCCCCGCCAAGGCCGATCCCAACCCACCGCCGCCCAGCAGCGACCGGACACCCCCGCGCAACGCCGCCGCCGCGATATCGTCCAGCGTCCGCAACGCCGTGCCGCGCAGCTCGTCGAACCCCAGCTTGCCGCCGCGTACCGCGCGCAGCAGCGATCCCTCGATCAGCCGCCCCGCCCGCTCGGCCCCCTCGCTCAGGCCACCGCCCAGTTCGCCGCGCATCTGCGCCACGTCGCGCGCGAAGCCGGCGGTGTCCGCGCGTACCGCGATCACCAGCCGCTCGATCTCCTCATCCATCCGGAAACGCCTCCCTCATCCGGGCGATCGTCGCGGCATCGGGCGGGGCCGCCGTCTCGCCCGCCAGCGCCATCACCACCGCCGCCAGTTCCGCCGGCGTCGCGGCCCAGAAGACGGCAGGCGACCAACCCAGCACCGCCCCCGCCTGCCCCGCCAGCCGCCCCGCCCCCGCTGCGAACGTCGTCACCGCCCCGCCAGGATCTGCCCCAGCAGCACGCGAAGCACGGGCGCCGCCATCGCCAGCCCGCCCGTCACCACCGCCTCGCCCAGCGCCTCGCGCGTCAGCCAGCCCGGCCGCTCGGCGACACAGTGCCACAGCAGCGCCACCGTCTCGCCCAGCGACAGCCCGCCCGCCGCCGCCCGCTCGACCAGCGCGAACAGTGGCCCCAGCTCGCCCTCCGCCGCGACCAGCGCAGCGAAGCTCGGGCGCAGCACCAGCGCTTCCCCCGCGACACGCAGTTCCGCTTCCCCGCGTGCGGGATTGGCCGCACTCATGCCGCCACCACCGGGCCAGAGCTTTCCAGCGACAGCGTGTACGACCGCTCACCGTTGAAATCGCCGGCATAGTCGAGCCGCGTCACCAAGAAGCGTCCGGTCATCGTCTCGCCGCCCTCGAAGCTCAGCCGGTAATCGTCCAGCACGCCTGACAGCGCATTACCGCGCAGCCGCGCCTCCGCCACCGATCCGGTGAACACGCCCGCGCCTGATACGCTGACCGATCGGATGCCCGCGCCCGACAGCAATTGCCGCCAGCCACCCGAATCCTTGTTCGTCACCACCACCGCCTCGCCGTTCACCGACAATTGCGTGGTGCGCAGCCCCGCCACCGTCGCGAACGCCGGCGTCGCCGCCCCGTCGCCCACCTTCAGCAGGAAGGCGCTGCCCTTCTCGATCATCGTTCCGTCTCCCATCCCCTGACCATGAATTCCGCGGTGCCCGTCCACCGCTCACCCATCCCCGACCCAGGGCGCGCGATCCGGCTGCGCAGGAAGCGGAGCTGCACCAGTCGCCACCCCGCCCCTAGTTCGGGCGGCATGGCCGGCACCCACGCCTCCGCCGCCGCCAGCAGCACGCGCAGCCGCTCGGGCCGTTCGCCGCCATCCGCGATCGTCACCGCCAGCCGCCCCTCACGCCCGCGCAGGTCCTTCGCGCCCCAGTCCGCCAGCACCGGCTCCTCGATCAGGACGTGCGGCAGGCCGCTGCGCACCGGCGGCGCGTCGAACACCGTCACGCCGCGCAAGGCCGGGCAGGCGCGCAGCCGCGCCGCCACCGCCGCGATCAGCACCGCCCTCATCGCAGCAACCCCGCCGGCCAGCGCAGCCACGATCGCGATCCGCGCAGCACGATGTCACCATCCCGCACGCTCGCCCCCGGCAGCGCCGCCAGCCGCGCCCTGACCCGCGCCACTGCACGCGCTGCGATCCGCTCCACCGCGGTCATGCGCCGATCCCCAGCCGCCGGTACGGCCGCCACAACGCCGCCACCGCTGCGGGCGGCGCCGCCGCATCACCTCGATGCTCGAACAGATGCACCGCCAGCAGCACCACCCCCTGCGCCACCGGCGCCGGCACCGCGCCCCACCGCGTCGCCGCGCCCGCGACATAGCGCACCGTCGCGCGGGTGCCGGGGGGCAGCATCACCCGCCCGCGCCCGTCGCCGACGATGTCGATCGCATGATCCGCCATCCCCACGCCTACGACATCAGTGATCGCGGTCACCGGCCGCTGCGCCAGCCATTGCCAGCCGCCCGTCCCGGTCAGCACCTCCACGCAAGGCCGCGCCACCAGGGCCATGCCGCACCACGCCTCCGCCGCCTCCAGCGCGGTACGGGTCAGCGCGAACAGCACCCCGTCCTCGTCATGCCCAGTCAGCCGCAGCATCTCCCGCGCCGCCGCGACCGCCCCCGCGATCGTGGCGGCGGGCACCCCCATATCGTCCATGATTGCCCCTCCCGCTCGACGCTCTGAAAACCCCTCCCCTTCAAGGGAGGGGTTGGGGTGGGGCATCTCCGCAAGCGCGATACCCGCGGTCCGACCCCACCCCCATCCGCATCAGTTCGCCGCGAACTTCAGCAGCTTGATCGCCTCGGCGTTCGTCACGCAGCCGCCGATCCGCTTGGTCGCATAGAAGCCGACGAACGGCTTGTTGCTGTACGGATCGCGCAGGATCGCGGTCTCGCCGCGTTCCGCGATCAGGTAACCGGCGCGGAAATTGCCGAACGCGATCGCCAGCTTGTCGGCGGCGATGTCGGGCATCTCCTCCGCCTCCATCACCGGATAGCCGAGCAATGTCGCCGGCTGCCCCGCGCTCAGCGACGGCTGCCACAGGAACGCGCCGTCGTTCGTCTTGAACTTGCGGATGCGCGCCAGTGTGCCCGCGTTCATCACGAAACACGCCCCCTGCCGGTATGGCGCGCGCAGCGCCTGGACCAGATCGATCAGCCGGTTCTCCGGGTTCTCGCCGAAATCGCCCGCCGCACCGGTCGCCAGATGCTGGATCGTCCCGAACGGGCGCGCCGCGTCACCGGCGGTCGAGGTCGGCCCGGTCAGGAACCCCCTGGGCTGGTTGATGCCCGATCCGGTCACGAACGCCGCCCCCTCGGCGCGCGCGAACTCGGTCGCGATCTCGGTGGCCAGCCATTCCTCCACGTCGAACGCGGCATCGTCCAGCATCGCCTGGCTGGCGCTGGGATTGGCATAGAGTTCGCCCGATGGCGGCGCGATCTCCTGGAACACCGGCGTCGCGGTGCCGGGCCGCGCCGCCACCTCCGATGCCCAGCCGGACGGCGTGCCTCCCGTCGTCACCAGCTTGCGATAGCCCGCCGATCCCACCTTCACGACATTGGCGATCTGGCGGATCGGCGAGGCCGCCACCAGCGCGCGGTCGATCGTCGCATCGATCTCGCGCGGCACCGCATAGCCGCCCGCATCGCCCGAGACGCCGGTGAACGCCTTCATCTCGATCGTCGCGCCCGTCCGCACGAACCCCGCGAACGCCGCGTCATTCTTCTGCACCCGCGCGCCATCCAGCGCCGGCCTGTCGACCACGTCCATATCCATGCTCCCCTTGATGAAACGTCAGAAACCTGTGAGGCTGAGCGTATCTTTTCCCGTTCGGCCTGAGCGTAGCCGAAGGCCACCTGTCCTAAAGTGCTTCGACTTCGCTCAGCACGAACGGGTTGGTTTCGATGCTCTCGCCTCTTAAAAAATCCGTGACACCCGCGCGTGCGGCTGCATCGGCACCGCGACCAGGCTCACCTCGACCAGCGTCACGCGCAGCAATTCACGCCGCACCCCCTGCCGCACTGCCAGCGGCCGATACCCGACCGACAGCCCCGCCACCGCACCCCGCCGCACCAGCAACGCCAGCTCGGGATCGTCGACACGGGCCACGACATGCAGCCCCATCGCATCCTCGCCGATCGTCTCGATCACCCCCACCGGCGCACCCCGATGCGCGAGCAGCAGCGGCACCGGCTCGGTCGGCCCGAACGCGCCCGCCCGGATCACGTCGCCCGCCCGGTCGACCCGGTCGAACAAGGCGGCGTGCCCCTCGAACCGCACGCTCACTTCAACCACGCCGCGAAACCCAGCCGCATTGCCAGCCCCGCCAGCAGCAACCCCGCCAGCAGCCGCGCCACCCAGCCCAGCACCGCCTTCCACGCCGATTTCTTGGCATCGCGCCACGCGCCCAGCAGGTCGCGCAGCTCCGCCAGATCGGCGGTCGCCTTCTCGTCGGCCAGCCCCAGCCGGGTCAGCGCGCGCGTCGCGCCCAGTTCGCCCGCCTCCTCCGCGATCGCCCGCAGCGTCAGCACCTCGGCCCCCTCGCGCGAGCCTTGCGCCATCAGTTCCGCCAGCAGCGCCCCCGTCATGCCACCCTCCTCACGACAAGCCGAGAAGCGCCCGCTTCTCCTCCCCGGTCAGGAAATCGGCACGCGACACCGCGCGCCACTGCGCCTCGCGGTCCTCCGCCAGCGCCGGCACCCGGTCGAGATCGACCGCGATCCGCGCCTCCTCGAACCAGCCCGCCAAACCCTGCGCCAGCCCGTCGAGGATCGTCGCCGCCAGCGGCAGCACCGCCAGCCGCCACAGCGCGCGGTTCGCCTCGCGGTAATTGGCGTGCGTCGAATCCCCCGCCAGCCCCAGCAGCATCGGCGGCACCCCGAACGCCAGCGCGATCTCGCGCGCCGCCGCCGCCTTGGTCCCCGCGAAGTCCATGTCGGCGGGCGACAGGCTCATCGCCTGCCAGCGCAAACCCCCTTCCAGCAGCATCGGCCGCCCGGCGTTCCCTGCACCGCTGAACGCGTCCATCTCGCCCTTCAGCCGGTCATACTGCTCCGCCGACAGCGCGCTGCCGTCGCCCGGTTCATAGACCAGCGCGCCCGACGGTCGCGCCGCATTGTCCAGCAGCGCCTTGGCCCAGCGGGTGGCGGCATTGTGGATCGCCACCGCCCCCGCCGCCGCGCCCAGGCATCCCTGCCCGTAATGGTCGTCGAGCGGGTTGAACCGCCTCAGATGCACCACCTCGGGCCGCACCGGATCGGCGGACAGCCACGTCGTCCGCTCGCCCACCCGGTATCGGTACGCCGCCGGCCAGCCGCCCGCATCCGTCTCCACGCTCACCCGCTCGGGCCGCAGCGCATAGAGTTCGGCCGCGCCCCCCTCGGCATCGCGCAGGATCTGGACATAGGCGTTGCCGTGCAGCAGCAACTGCGCCGCCACCGTCTCCAGCAGCGCCTGCCCGCCCGACCGCGCCGTCACCAGCGCGACCAGTCCGGCATCGGACCCGGTCAGCGGCGCCGCGCCGACGCCCTCCGCCACCAGCCGCACCGCGCGCTGCGCCACCGCATTACCCTGATAGGCATCGCGCAACTGCGCCTCGTAACTGCGCGGCCACTCCCCCACGATCGGCACTCCCGACCGCGAGACAGACCCCGACGCATTTCCCGATAGGGCCGGACGCGCTTCCCCGCGCCCGGTCTTGCGACCGAACAATTTCATGGCTCCGTCCTTCCTGAAAATCTCCCCTCCCCTTCAGGGGAGGGGCAGGGGGGAGGGGGACGCCGGCATGTTGATCCATGACCAACCCGGCGTTCTCCACCCCAACCCCTCCTCTGAAGAGGAGGGGCTTCCACCCCGCTACAACTGCCGCACCGCCACCGCCCCACCACGTTTCAGCAGCAGGAAATGCGCCGCCCACACCAGCGCATCCGCACGATCCGGCGATCGCCCCGGCCCGTCATACCCCGCCGGGCTCAACCCGCAGAGTTCGTCCTCCAGCTCGGGCCACGCCCCGCAATGGCGGATGCGCCCGCCGGCATAGAGCACCGACACCGGCTCGGCGCGCGCCTGCTTGGAATCCACCGCCTGCACGCGATCGATCGGCATCCCGCCATCCGCTTGGCGCAGCACGCTCTCCACCATCGCCCCGCCCTGATTGCTTTCCGCCACCACCCGGTCGGCGCCGTGCCGCGCCGCGCACGCCGCCACCGCACGCGCCCAGCCCTCGGGCGGCAGGCCGTGGACGCTGGCATCCTCCACGACATAGCCGATGCCATCCGCCCCCAGCCCCATCGCCACGATGCCGCAGGCGTCGCGCCCCACCCCGGCGGGCGGATCGACCCCCACCACCACGCGCACGAGCGGCGGCGGCGTCACCACGCGGTGTCGGTCGAGCAGATCGCGCGTCCAGAACGCATCCGCCGCCTCCTCGATCAGGTCGCCGTCCAGTTCCTGCCGCCCCAGCCGCGTGCCGCCATATTGATCCGCCAGCGTCGCCTGCACCCCGTCCGACAGGTTGAGATTGTCGCGCGTCGCCCCGCG